ATGACAGAAAATAGTACACAAGAAGTCGTCAAAGACCTCGAAGAATATAAATTTGGATTTCACGATAATGCAGAACTTGAATTCACAACAGGTTTAGGTTTGACCGAAGAAGTTATTCGCGAAATTTCTGAAACAAAAAATGAACCTGAGTGGATGTTAGAGTTTCGTCTGAAATCTTTTGAAGCTTTTAAAAAATTGGACATGCCAAAATGGGGCCCAGATCTTTCTGGTATTGATTTTAATGATATTGTTTATTATCAAAAACCATCAGCAAAAGCTGCGCGTTCTTGGGAAGACGTTCCTCAAGAAATCAAAGACACTTTTGAAAAAATTGGTATTCCAGAAGCGGAACGTTCATATTTGGCAGGAGCTTCTGCTCAATATGAATCAGAAGTTGTTTATCATAATATGAAAGATGAATTTGAAAAATTAGGAATTATTTTCACTGACACTGATTCAGGATTACGTGACTATCCAGAAATTTTCAAAAAATATTTCAGCAAACTCGTTCCACCAACGGATAACAAATTGGCAGCCTTAAATTCTGCCGTTTGGTCTGGTGGGTCATTTGTCTATGTTCCTAAAGGAGTCAAATGTGAGATTCCGATTCAAGCCTATTTCCGTATTAACAACGAAAAATCAGGACAGTTTGAGCGGACATTGATTATTGTTGAAGAAGGGGCATCTATTCAGTACGTTGAAGGATGTACTGCACCAACTTACTCCGCAAGTTCACTTCATGCAGCAGTGGTTGAAATCTTTGTTGAAGAGGGTGGTTATATGCGCTACTCTACTATTCAAAACTGGTCAGATAACGTCTATAATCTGGTTACCAAACGTGCTGCTGCAGAAAAAAATGCGACGGTTGAATGGATTGACGGAAACTTAGGGTCAAAAGTATCCATGAAATACCCAGCCGTTCATTTGAATGGACCAGGAGCGCGTGGAACAATGCTCTCAATCGCTTTTGCTGGAGCAAATCAAAATCAAGACACAGGTGCTAAAATGATTCATAACGCACCAAATACTTCAAGTTCAATCATTTCTAAGTCTATTGCCAAAAATGGTGGAGCAGTCAATTACCGTGGACAAGTTACTTTTGGAAAAAATTCTAAAAAATCTGCTTCTCATATTGAATGTGACACAATTTTAATGGATGATTTATCAAAATCAGATACCGTACCATTCAATGAAATTCATAATTCACAAGTTGCCTTGGAACACGAGGCGAAGGTGTCAAAAATTTCAGAAGAACAACTCTATTATTTGATGAGTCGTGGACTCACAGAAAAAGAAGCAACTGACATGATTGTCATGGGCTTCATTGAACCCTTTACCAAAGAATTGCCAATGGAATACGCTGTTGAATTAAATCGCTTGATTTCTTATTCAATGGAGGGTTCTATTGGGTAAAACGAAATAGTGTGGTTATATCAATGCTTTCGGGGGTGTTTTTTACGGGAATAATCCTGAAGGGGCACGAAAGGGGCAGGAGTTGGAAAATTAAATAATTAGTGGTATTTATTGCTTAAATAACCAATGTGTTTGTGCCCCCCTAAAATTTAAGTGTGCCCCTTGTAAATAAAAAGTGCCCCTTTTAATTGAGAGGCACTTTTTATATTAAATCGTTTAATTGTTTGACAATATCTATTTTTACAGATTTAGTTACATGGGAGTAGATACTAAGAGTTGTCTTATAATCGGTATGACCTACACGATCCATTGCTGCGCTTAGAGGTATTCCAATTTCAGCAAGCAACGCGATGTGGGAGTGCCTAAAGATATGGGAGGTGATATGCTTGGTTATTCCCGCTTTTTCTGCTGCTCTTCTTACAACAACATTAAGAGTATCTAAGTCAATCGCAGCACCATTTACTGTAAAGAAAATATAGTTTTCTTTGTTGAAGTCATTACCTTTTACAGAACGATGAAGAGAGATAAGTTCAAGCTGCTCTTGGATTATTTTTTTAATATTATCTGGAATAGTAATCGTTCGATATGAAAAATCAGTTTTTGGAGTAGTTTTTATTTTTAATGCTCTGTCATAAGTGCCGTTAATTGTTACTGTCCCAGTTTCTAAGTCTATCTCATCAACTGTAAGGGCAGCTGTCTCTCCGTAACGAGCCCCAGTGTATGCCATGAATTCTACAAAATTAGCAATGTGTTCAACTCTAGGAGTTACTCTTAAAACTGAAAGAAGTTTTTTTATATCATTTAACTCAAGGTAACTCTCACGCTTTTCTTGTACTTCATCAAATGTTTTTATTTTCTTTGGTGCTTTAACAAAAATAGCTTCATTTACCTCAAGATAGCCCATACGAACTCCAAAATCCAGTATAGAGTGAAACCTTTTTTTGAAACCATTATAGTAACTATAAGCGTATCCTTCATCCATCATCTCATTTACTAGATTTTGAATGATTCGACGATTAACATTTTTTGCTTTTACGTCTTTACCAATTTTATTAAGTATACGTTTATCATTGGCAGTTGTTCCACGAAGCGATGAAGCTTTAACGGTTGGTGACCAGTTTTTATAATATTCATTGTACAAATCATAAAAAGTTATATCACTACCTTCTTTTTTGGCAAGAATTTTACTAATTTTATCAGCCAGCTCAGCTTGTGCAGTTTTTTGAGCCCGAGGAGTTTTTTTATCAAGTGTAACGGATACTTTTTTTAATTTCTCTGTCAAGGGGTCGCGATAACGTTCAAAGTATTTAAATTTACCATTTGATAATTCTTCAATCCACATTTGATTTTCACTCCATTTCTTGTTAAAATTGAGCACATAAAAAGCTCATCACTATTGATGAATTTTTTGTACCACATAGATTTAAATCCGTCCGTTCCGTTGAAAGTTTGGGCGGATTTTTTGTTAATCTAAATAACTTTTAGGGAATTGCATTTCTTCTAAAACAAGGGGAATTTGATTAGACCATTTAGTTGAATACCCTTTAAAAGCGGATTTCAAATCTTTTTCGAAAACATAGCAAGGATAACGATTAGACCACAATGAAAGTGAGGTGAATAAAAGATTTAAGCCAGATGATTTAGCTTTTTTCTTAACGATAGCAGTTTTAGATAGTCCGACCTTGTCATGAAGTACGGGGGTATACGTATAACTAAAGTCAGGGAAAAAGTTATACATTCTGCTTCCATGCGCTGCACGGTTGCGATATTCATTAATCATTTTTATTGTTTCAGAAAATAATGTAAAATGTTCCTGAATATTTAATTTATTAAAAACTTCTGATTCGTAAACACGCTGTATAAGTATTTTTTTATCCTCAGATCTTAATAAAGAAATCGCATATCGCAGGTTTCCAAAGGACATTTTTTTGAATAATATCCAAGGTGGAATATTTTCGTGTGTAGTTCGATAATGTTTGATAGGATGAGTGTCATCTTCTTTTATTTTTAACATTTCTCGAAAAAATAAATCGCGATCAGTAAATAAATGTTTACTTTTATTAGGATATTTTAATTTATTTCCTGTTTTGAAAACATTTTTAGAAATATAGTCTTCAAATTTTGTCCCATATTTTTCTGCTAAAGTGTACGCCAACTTTTGTTTTAGAAAAGCTTCAGCATGTTCTAGAGCAAGCATGGTTGCTGCTCTTACTTTAGAGTCAAAGTAGTAAAGCGCAAAAATATCATCAAAAGTTGTCCCCCTTTTATACGTTTTATCATCATTCCTGAAAGTTGTTCTGTACCCGTTGATAATTTCATAATAACCAAAGTCACTTAGTTTACTGGCTGTATCAGCTTCGTCAATAATTATTAAGCCTTTTGATTTGAGTAATTCGATTTGTTCTGTGATGCTTTTAAATATTTTTTCTGTCATATCTTTTTAATTAAAAAACATAAAGCCCCGACTACCATTAAGTAATCGGGGCTAAACTGGTACTGGGACGTACCTTTTAAATTGATTACTTACATTTTATTATTTATAAATTAATTTGTCAATTATAATGGTTATTTTTATATTTCAAGTGCAATTTAACCACATAACGCTCTTTGAGTAAAAATATTCCTAATTGTCAAATTAGTTTGGTTTGAGAAAAATTCCCCACATCATAAGTAAAAGAAGCATTATGCTTGCGAGTGTTGTCATTGTAGTTAAGAAGGCAGAGCACTTTTGATATTCATTCATCATTTTTATCTTATTTATGTTTACTAGATATAAAACCACAGCAGTAATCATAAGTGTAATTAAAACCGTTAAGGCGAAATTTTTAAAATCCATTCAATCCTCACTTTCTTATTTTTAAATATTTTTTCAAGGGATGACATACTCATTAGATTTAGTTCCCATTTTATAACCTTCATAAATTGCTTGATCTCTTGTTATATATTTAAATTTGGCAGGATTAACCACCTGGGTATAGCAATACCCTTTAGGAGAAACAAAAACTTTATCAGGTTCAGCTATTTTCCACTTACCTTTTTGGGTGTATGTGGTTTTAGAATTACTGTCAGTTTGATAATTGTTATTTTTTATGTTGCTTAGAGCGAATATACTCAGTATTATTATGGTTAGTGGTATTATTTTAGAAATTTGAGGTTTTATTAATTCTGAAACTAACCAAGCTATAGCAAAAATAAAAGCTAATTCTATCCAAACTTTTCCTAAAAATATTGAAAGTAACATAAAAATAGTAATAGAAAATAGGAAGAAAACGTGAGAATTAAATTTAATTTCTTTTGGGTTGTGCATTGTTTTTTATTCCTTCAAAAATTTTTCAAAAGTAAAAGCGCCACATTACATGGCGCTTAAGATGACATAGTCAACATCTTTACGATGTTAATTTTATAAAATAGTTTAAACTTAGTCAAAAGTTATCGCCAAAATATAAATATATTTAGTTAAGTAGCATCCCAAATTGCATAGTCAATTTCTTCTTGAGCAATTTTTAGGTTTTCAAAAGTATTTCTAATTCCAAGATAAGTGCAAAGTTTTTCTGGAGAAGCCCAAACAGTGTTAAAATCATTTGCTTCCACAAATTCAGGAGCTATATTTCGGAGTAAGAAGCGATTAGCCTCTGCTTCATTTCGACAATGTTCGAGATGTTTTAGACGTTCATTCACAAGTGTTAGAGCTTTTCCAGAAACAAGATGCCCTATTTCATGAAGAGCCACATACTCAACGCATTCTTCTGGTACATTAATACGTACACTAATTGCTCCATTAGGAAATTCAGGGCCTTTAGGGATAAAAATTCCTTTTTTGTCAAATTCAATAGGTAGCCAAAGAAATTCTATACCTGTTTCTTTTAAAATTTCTTTATAGTCCATGGCTATTGTCCTTTTGAATTATCTCGATTTTCTAAATAAGCAGCAATTATACCTCGAAGAATTGCTTTATCTTGAGTAGTCAAAGGTGTACCTTCGAAAGCTTCCGCATGATCAATTGCATCTTCAAGTTCTGGAGAGAATTGCATTTCGGATTTTTCTTCACGTCCTAATAGATAGTCAACTGAAACATGGAAGTAGTCGGCTACTTTTGCTATAGTTCCTGCTGAGGGATTGGTTTTCCCCCAGCGTCTAATTGTGCCGTTGGCGATTCCCAGTTTTTCTTCTAATTGTCTTATTGATATGTGTTTTTGAGCCGCAAGCTCTTTTATTTTTTCATATAAATTCATTTGTAGCACCCTTTCAGAGGAGGCAAGAAATTAAATGTATGAAAAGTGTACTTAAAAACTTGACAAATGTGTACAAATATCATATAATAATTCTTGTAAAGATAAGTTAGCCTTTGGGTTAGCAAAAAGACCTATAAAAAGCACATTAAATGCTCCGCCAATAATGTTTATAAAGCTTTTATTAGGTGTTTTAACTATGCATTCATTGTATGATATTTGTACACATTTGTCAAATGCAAACTATAAAAAGCTAACTTTTTTACACAAAAATATAAACCAAACGAGCGAACAAACATAGCAACACCTAGTACGGCAGACGGAGCGATGTTGTGACTGTAGGTACACGGCGTATTCACCTCGACGTAAATTAGTGAGTTTGGCAAATAAAAAGCCCCAGAGGGGGAGAATGTATTTCTGGAGCTTTTCGAGCAGTTTTTAGGTCAATATTACATTTTTATTGACTCCACAAGATGTTTATTCAGTTTGAGAATGATGTAAGCCCCTAGCTAAAGCTTCACCTTCAGTCATGGGGATTACAGGGTGTGTTGGTTTAGGATGAATTGCTGATTCATTGTACCAGTAAACTTTAGTCGTTCCGTTATTAACAACATACACTGTACGGTTATTTGCATCCTCTGTTGTAGAAACATTAGCTTGTGCTTGTTGTACAGCGGCTTGTGCTTCGGCTTGCCTCTGAACTTCAGCCTGCTTGGAAGCGTCGGCTTCTATACTTTGACTTGCAGAAATAGATTGTGCTTCAGCTTGTCTAGATGCTTCAGCTTGTCTAGATGCTTCAGCCTGTCTAGCTTCCTCAGCTTGTTTAGCAATTTCAGCTTGTTTGGCAGCTTCAATTTTCGCTTTCGAAGCTTTAATCTCAGCTTCTTTAGATTTAGAAATCTTGGCTGCTTCAGAGCTTGCTTTGGCTTTAGAAGAAGATTTATTTGTAGTTTTCTTAGATGAAACTATGCTTGTTGAAGCTGTTTTAGTGCTTTCGGAGGAGGTGCTATTGTCTGATAGTGAGACGCCAATAATAAAAAGAACGAGTCCAGCAGCAATAATAATTAGTGGATTTCTTTTAGGTTTCTTTTTAATGAAACTGATAATAACAAGAATGATGCCGACAAAAAAAGCCAACATACCTAATAATCCCAAAAAAGTGCTCATAATATACTCCTTATCTAGCTTTTAACGAGGATCAAGACGTTGCTCGTTAAAAAGTTATTGAAAGGTAAAAACTTTTACCTTTTCTTATCAGAACGACCAACTAGATAGTCAAGGGACACGTCGAAAAAGTCTGCGAGGGCTATGAGTTGAGTTGCTTTAGGTTCTCTGAGAGCTTGTTCATAGTTTTGTATAGCTCTTAAACTTATTCCTGTTCCCTTAGATAAATCTAATTGTGAGATATTTAATTCAGTACGTAAAGCCTTGATATTATTTGCTATTTTGTCCATTTTTAATTAAGAATCCTCTGTGAAATTGTTTCATGCTTGACGCACAAACGAGAGAGTGATATAATTTAAATATGCACAAACGAGAGAGTGTAAATCAAGCAGAAAGGTAGGTATGAAAAATACGTTAAAAAAACATAGAGAAAAACTCAAAATGACACAACAGGAAGTCGTCAAACGTGCTGGGGTGTCATTAAGAGCTTATCAAAATTATGAGCAACAGCTCAGAACTCCAGATGTTTATCAAGCAAAGAAAATAGCTAAAATTTTAAAAACAGATATAAATAAGCTATTTCCTTAAGCTTTCAAAATAATTATATCAAAAAACGCACGAATGTGCATATTAAAATAAAAAGCCCCAGAGGGGCGGAAAGGAGACAGAATGTATAATCAAAATAATTCCCTTTTTCCCTTAATTTTGTCTTTAATAGCTTTTATTTTAGCGGTTATAAATCTTCTTTTCTTGTAAAAGGTATAGGGTTTGATATCCAAATGTAAGTCTTTGAAAACCTTATAAAAACGTATCGAAGTGTCTAAAGGGTAAAGAACATTGCCTTGAGTTGTTTGTATTAAAAGATTGTTCCCTGATTTATATTTCATAAGGTTTGAGTCTTGTCCTTCAAAATAAAATGCGAAATATCCTGAAAAACCTGAGTAGGGCTGAATCGTTAGGGGGAGCGTACAAGAATTAAGGGGAAGCACTTTGGTTTTATAATCTGGAACATCGAGGAAATCTCTGACTTTAAGCTCTAAAGGAATTACATCCCCTTGCGCAATAGGATTAGGATATTTATTTTCAGTATAGTCATTAAAAGGTTGTTTATGTTCATTAAGTATTTTTAGATTATATACAGTTGTTGAAATTGAAGAATTATTAATAAAGTGAATCTTTATAAATAACGCCTTACTTTCAGTGTCGGCAAGCAAATCGTTATCAAAATTGATACCCAAGTTCATTTTTTCTTTACTTTTATCTTTAGTCCAATTTATACCTGATACTACTAACGCAAAAATAGATATCATCACAGATACTATTTCAGCAAGATTAGAAGCTATAGTTGTTATATGTTCGTTCACAAAAATCTCCAATCTATAAATTTTAGTTTGAACACCTATATTATAGCAAGGAGTTATGATATCGCTCAAGTGTTATCTTGAGCAGGGAAGACTGGCGAACAGGTTCGATTCCTGAACTTCCCGTACTGCGTTATGCAGAATAATTTTATTGAAAGGAGTGGTTGAATGCCAGAAATTAGTCTGGGTTTGAACAAAATTAAGGCGTATATGGATGAAAATCATATATTAGCAGTAGATTTGGCGACAGCTTATGGCATTAAGAAAGGTGACTTTGCTGACATACTAAATGGGAAAGATACTTCGCCGAGAGCCAATCGTGTAATTATAAAAATTATTAGTGATTTTAAAATTCGTTAGAAGGGAACTCATAAAACATGGAGCAATTAGAAAATATAATTAAATCAAATTTAATTGGAGTAAACGAAGCTCTCAAGTTGGTATTTTCTGGGAAATCAAAGCTTACAACACGAGAATTAGCAGAACAAGTAGGTGAAAGAATTTGGAAAATTGCTGAAATTCTTGGGGTTGAACTTGATTAACTTTTTAGACATTTGGTTTTTGATTACAATAGTTCTTTATGCATATATACGTATTGGGAAAAGTTCTAATTTATTGTATGTTTATGAGCAAAATATCTGTGAATTTGCTATACAAAGTTCACTTGTACAAAGTGTTTAATTGAAAAGACCTGACATATTAGTGTAATTAAAGAATGTTAAAGTTTCAATATTAAAAGAAAGGAATTCATAAAACATGAAGCAATTAGAAAATACGTTAATTTCATTAGAGGTTGCCAAAATGGTCGGTCGTGACCATTCGAAAGTAATACGTGACCACTTCACACTTGACTGAAGCCAAAAATGGCTTTAGTGATACTCAAGGGAAAATTCCCATGGTTGAATATTTTTTTATGTAGGAGGTGCAAGAAAATGCCATATGCAAAAATAACTTATGTCCCTGTTGATGAATCAGAGAAAGCAGAATGGTGCGATAAAGACCATCTCATAGAAGTTTGGCAAGGATTGTCTAAAGGAACTTTAACGGCTTGGCTTACAGAAATGCGAGAACGTCCTGAATTTAAAAAAGGTGTGCTCAACCCAACTCATAAAATTGTTTTCATTAATAAAGAAATTTTCAAGCAGTTTGTAGAATGGAAAGAAGCTACTCGATATAAAAGTTATAAAAAATAAAATCAGAAAGGAAACACAAATGGATTTCGATTACGATCAGTTTCAAACTACTGACGGTAGGACAGTAACCATCATGCCTAAAGAGAAACTCTGGATGGTAACTCGTGGAAATTTCACACGTAAATTATTTTCTTTAAATGCCTACTTACATTATATGGCAAGATAAAAAGCCCGCACGGGAATGCGGACTAAAGACGTGATGTCTCTAAAATAAACAATTAGATTATATCATGTTTTTATAAAAAATAGAAATGGAGAACTTTAAATGACAGAAGAAATTCAAAAACAAAATGTCAATAATTTTATGAAATCTGAGGCTGTGCAGCATAGATTTAAAGAAGTGTTGGGTAAAAAAGCCAATGGTTTTATTTCTAGCCTACTAACGATTGTAAATAATAATAACTTACTAAAAGAAGCTGACCCAAATAGTATTATGACAGCTGCCATGAAGGCTGCGGTATTAGATCTACCAATTGAGCCAAGTTTAGGCTTTGCTTATGTTGTTCCCTATAATCGAAATGAAAAAGTGGGGAATCAATGGATTAAGCACAAAGAAGCTCAATTTCAAATTGGTTATAAAGGTTTAATTCAATTAGCTTTGCGAAGTGGACAATTGAAAAATATTAACTCAGGAATTGTTTATGAAGATCAATTTGTAAGCTATGATCCACTTTTTGAAGAGTTGGAAATTGATTTCACAAAACCTCAAGGAACGGAAGTTAAAGGTTATTTTGCGAGCGTTAAGTTGATTAATGGTTTTGAAAAAGTAACTTTTTGGACGAAAGAACAAGTGATTAATCATGGGAAAAGATTTAGCAAATCTTACGGAAATGGTCCTTGGAAAAGTGATTTTGACGCCATGGCACAAAAAACGGTCATGAAGGCGATGATTTCAAAATATGTTCCGTTGAGCCAAGAAATGCAAATGGGAATTGTAGCAGATAATCAAGATGAAGATATGACTCGTCCACCAATTGATGTGGCAGAAAGTGAGCCATTAATTAGTATTAGTGATTCAGCAACAGAAGGCGCTCCTGAGGAACCTGATGATCAAACTCAAGAAACACCTGAACAAAAAGATGAAGAAGTAGTTGAAGAACTCTTTCAGTAGGTAAAAGCTAATGAAAAAGAGATTAAGTTTTTCAAGTTTAAAAGCTTTCTCTGAATGTGAAGCTGAAGCAGTTGCAGTTATGAATGAAGAATGGGACAGACAAGCGACCTTTTCTCCCTCAACAATTGAAGCAATGAATGCGGGAAGTTATGTTCATAAATTCTTTGAAAGTGAAGAAGCGCTTAATGAATTCAAGAATGAACACGCTTCTGATATGTTCACTAAAAAAGGAAGTTTGAAATCACAGTTCCAAATGGCGGAAAAGATGGTTAAAACGTTGGATAATGACCCGCTGTTTAAAGCCATTTACCAAGGAAGCAAAGAACTTGAGATTTTTGGAAAGATACAAGAACTTGAATTTCAAGGCTTTCTTGACTGTTTAAATCTTGAAAGAAACATCTTTATTGATATTAAAACAATTCGAGGTTCAATAGGAGATAAAGAGTGGTCAGAAATTGAACATCGAAAAGTTCATTGGATTGAAGCAAGAAAATATTTATGGCAAATGGCCATTTATCAAGAACTGCTTAGACAGTCAGATGATGAAAAGATAGGGAAAAATATTAGTCCAGTTATTTATGCGGTAACGAAAGAAACTTTCCCAGATAGTGCTGGAATTACACTGCCACAATCTTGGTTAGACGATGCAATGGTAGAGGTTTGTGAAGTCACAGATAAGTACATTGAGGTTCTTAATGGTAGAACTCCTAATCGATGTGAACAATGTAATTATTGCAAAGCAACTAAACGAAATTTAAAGACTATTTCATATTCAGATTTAATTTAAATCAAACGAGCAATGCCGCAATACTCGTAAAACTTATGTGGCTAGAATCTAGCTTATAGGCAACGACTTATCGGTTAGATTTTGTATTTAGTCAATAGTCGGAGGGTGGCGTAACGAACCGTAAAGTCAATGAGTAGTCAGTGCTTGCACATAAACACTCATAGCCGACTTTAATTTTGAAAAATATAACTTGAATTAAATAAAATGAAGAAAAGAGAAAAATGAAAGAAGTAATCGAAAATTTTGTAATTGAAGTATTAAAAGATCCAAAAACAAAAGAAAACCCAGAAATGGTCGCAGCCATCTCTAGGTTGATTAGTGAAGTTACGAGTTATCTTGAATTTTAACTTTTTCCAGTTCATCACATAGTTGTTTGAAAGTTTTTGCTGCAAGTTCTGGATTTAAATGTTTGAGTTTAGGATTTGCGAAATATCCACTTAACATTATTGCAGCAAGCTCTTCAGTACTTTTAGACATAATAATTTTCCTCCTTCTGGAAAATTATAGCACAAAAAAATAAAGGGGGAATTATACATGAATAATTACTTCCCTCATGACAGCAATTCCAGAAATTCCGATAAATTACTTCCAGTTCGTATGAAATACGGAGCGGAAGGTTACGGAATATACTTTATGATTTTAGAACGCCTCCGTGAAGAGAAGAACTACATGAGTGTCAAAGATTACAATATGCTAGCCTTTGACCTTCGTGTAGATACCTCAAAATTAAAGGCTATTGTAGAAGACTTTGGGTTATTTGCCTTCACCGAAGATGGTGAGTGTTTCTACTCCGAAGGATTCAACAAGCGCATGGAGATAATGGAAGAAAAATCAAGAAAGAAATCTGAGGCTGGCAAAAAGGGAGCAGCTAAAAGATGGCAAAAAAATAGCAGTGCTATAGCAGAGCCATTAGCAAAAGATAGCGAAGCTAATGCGGTTGCTAAAGAAAAAAATAGCAATAAAACTAAACCAAATAAAACTAAAGAAAAAGAAAATAAAATAAATAGTCGTAGTAGTAACTCAAATTTAAGTCAACTGATTGATTTTTACGAGAATAATTTTGGCAAGATGCCACCACTTGTTCTTGACGACCTTAACTACGCCTACAACGACTATGGCTATGAACTTACGCTTGAAGCAATGAAACGAGCAGTAAGGCAACAAAAAAACTTTAGAACGGCTTTAAACATCTTGGACTACTGGTCACGTAATGGCGTTAAAACACTTGCGGATGCGGAAGCAGAAAGCAAGGCTTTTAATCAGCGTAAAAAGCAGGCTGTAACAGAAAATAAAGTTTCTCCAAAAGCTGGGAGAAATGTTCCAGAATGGACTGATGAGGGTAGATTAATTAAAGCTGGAGTCGATACAACTGGAATGACTCAAAACGAGATGTACAAACTTGCAGGAGAAATGGGGCTGCATGATGCATAAATAAAAAATGACTGGAGAACAAAAATGAAATTTACAACCCAAAATAAATACAAAGCGAACAAAGAAAATGAAGTCGCAGACATGTTGAGTGAAATTTTTACAGTTTTGACTGTGAGGGGTATTCATGAAAAAGCCATGGAAGATTTAGAAAATAGTCCAGAATGTTTGGAGAAAATGGTTAAAAAAGCAGTGGCTGAAAACTTTTCAGTCGAGGATGCAATTATACTTGGCTTTGCTCATGGCTATAAACATGCGGTAGTTGAGTCGTTGACAGAAGAAGACGAATGAAAATAATGCTCTATCCATCCAAAATGCCCACGACTCAACAACAAAAAGGGGTGACTAAGCGAAATGGGAAAACGATTTTCTATAATCGCAGAGGGACAAGTAATCCAGAATTGAAAGGTTTGCTTAAGAAACATGCCCCTAAAGCTCCAGTTACTAAAGGTGTGCCAATTATTTTAAATATAGTATTTACCTTTAAGCATCAAAAGAAAAGCCTGTGGGGTAGATATAAACCAACCCGACCTGACTTAGACAATCTTTTAAAAAATTTACAAGATTACATGACTAAGTTAGGCTATTATGCAGACGACAGTCAAATTGTTGTGCTTTGTGCAAGTAAATTTTATGGACCAAAACACAGTATTGAGATTGAAATTGAGGAGGTAAAAACTTGAAAGATTTTAGTTTTTTAATCCTTGCTAAACTGTTTAATTTAGCAAGAACAGAAGTTTATAACTGACGGGGAAATGAGTTTGTATTTATCAGCAAACGTCGAAGCGAAAATGATGAAATGAGTGAAAGTTACATTGCGATTTGTGAGAATGGAAAATTTAACAGCAGCACAAATGATTGAAAAACTAAAAAAATGCCACAGGATGCATTAGTTTGCATCTGTTCGAAAATTTTACAAGCAGAACTCAAAAATCAAAAGCTACAAAAAGAGCTTAATAGTTGTATTCAAACTTTAATTGAAGCAAGTACTGCAGCAAATATCACTCAAGATATTGTTGTTGGGAATCTTATAGACAGAAAACTTGCAGACCTAGCTAAAACTCATAAGATAGCAGCTGATTATATTGAAAAAGTAACTGGAAAGAATATTGATGATGTACTAGCAGAGAATGCGACGATTGAAGGGAGCGGCGATGAGTGATAAAAAATGCCCAATTTGTGGTTATGAACTTGATTCATGGAATGACTGTGTATCAATTAATAATATTTTAGAATGTCCAGAATGTGAAGAACATTTTGAATTAAAGGCAGTTACATTAAATAAACCCCAGCTCACGATTCCGAAAAGCATTGCGGATGAGTTGGAAGAAGAAATCGAAGAAGCATACAGCAACGATTACATTCGTTCTTATAGTGATGTCGGGGCTTATATGGAAGTAATCACTGATGGCCTTGATGAAGAGAGTGAGCTTTATAAATTTATGTTTCCAGCTAATGATGCCTTACTTGGGTGTTCACATCGTAATATAATCTATCTCTAGTTGGTGGATAATGACTTAGTGAGAGTGGTGTAATTATGACCGACAAACTAATATCGCTGGTGGGGAGGATTGAATGAAATCTAAAAAGCTCAAACATGAGTTTGGCGAACTTGAAAAGAAAAATGCTGAACGTAAGTCCAAGCATGATTTGAAAATGAAGCAAATGGAGAAAGAGTTCAAAGAACAAGAAGCCACAGTCGCTAAGCGGTTTAATATTTGGAGAGATTGAATGAAACCTAAAAGAATAAATATAGAGTTTGGTAACTATGGAACTTTGATTGCTGCTTATGTTTGTAGGCATTATTGCATAGAATATATGCCAAAGGAGCAAGAACAGCAGCTGAAAATAGTTAGTCAGTTGATGATTGATATTCCAGAGAAGGACTTGGAAATATCAAGAGATGCTAAAAAATGTGATTGTATGTGGCACTAGGAGAACAACCAATGAAACTTGAAGAATTGAAAGATAACATCAGAAAACTTGAAGAATTGAATAAAGCCAAATATGAATTTGAAGTTTGTATAAGTGAGATTAAAGATGATGAAGAAGTAACGTACTTACATCCGCATAACTATTGGTGTTATGTTAATACAAACAAGTTCAAAAAATTACTTCAAAGTGAGCTTGAACAAAAAGAGCAAGAAATTGCTGCTCTAAAACAATTGATAGGAGTTGATTAAATGAAACTAATGTGTAAGCTGTTCGGGCATAAGTGGGAACCAGTTCCATTTACAATGAGAGAAGATTGTTGCGTAAGATGCGGAGAAATACTTAAGCATAATGCTGGGTGTATTGTTGCTAATTTTAACTGTTCAGAAGAGGAGGATACCTAATGACAGAAACTGATATTATACTTGTTTGTGGGTCAGATTGAGTAAATAAAAAAAGCTCGAGTTGACCAAGCTCGAGCTTACTGTAATCATGTTTAATATCCACTAGACTAATTATAAAAATTTGGTCACGAATATTATACTAAATGGTTCAATTATTAGTCAAATAATACTAAAAAAACCGAATTGGCCAGATTCGGTAAAGTCTAATCTTGAAAGCAAATGATGTTTGGCCAAAGATATTATACCAACTCCAAAAATAAGTTGTCAAATGATAACAAAAAGCCCGAGCTGACCAGACTCGGGCATACACCCCAATTTATATTTTTTTGGTCAGAAATATTATACCAATCCCAAAAATAAAATGTCAAATGATATAAAAAAGCTCAAGCTGGTCAGACTTGAGCAGTTGTTATAACATAAACGTACAGAAAAATGCGAAATTATTTTTGTTTATTATTTTTCTATTTGACCAAAAATATTGTAACATTCAACAAAAATATTTGTCAAATGATAACAAAAAAAGTTCGAACTGGTCAGGTTCGAACTAAGAAATGCAACAATTTTAGATAAATTCATCAATAAATGATAAATACTGACCAAAAATATTATAGCAATCGTGAAAATAATTTGTCAAATAATATCAAAAAAGTCCGCGGTAACGGACTTAATACAAGTAAATTTCTCTTTAATTATATCATATTTTGGAGGAGATTTTAAATGATTGCTAAGGAACTGACGAAAGAACAATGGCATGATGTTCGAATGACTTTAAGAATTATACTTCGGAATAAGAAGAATGTTAAACAATCGCAATTAGTTAGTGAAGCTTTAATGAATATCAAGGATGGAGATGACCGCAAGATATTCAAACACTATTATCTCGATGGCTGGGGAATCGTTAAGATTACAATGAATATGTATTACTCAAGAACCGCAGTTATTGCAAGGAATAATAGGGCGACAAAGCAGTTCGTAGAAAAATATGATAGTGGACATTTACTTAAGATGTTTCATGAATAAACAATAAAACGCGACTTTTTCATCGCGTTTTTATTTTACGATTGAATCATGATAGATGTAAGTACACCACAAGCTAGAACTAAGTTTTATCATTCAGGTGATTGGAGAAGCGTACGCAAGCAAGTGCTTAAGCGTGATAACTATGAATGTCAATGGTGTAAGGCAGAAGGTAGAGTGATAACAACTAAGAACGCGGTACTAGAGATAGATCATATCAAAGAACTACAGTACTATCCAGAGCTTGCTCTAACGCTTAGTAACCTTCGAACCTTATGTCATGACTGTCACAATAAAAGACACAACAGGCGAAAAGAAAAGAAATTTGATGATGAAATTTTTGAATTTTGAAATCATTGTTCGAATATTTTTTAATATAACCCCCCATCTCAAAAAAAACGACCCAGAATATTCGGAAATGATTAACCGGTTGTGGGTCTTCTGTTTAAAAATATAACGATTTTTTTAAAAGGAGCTGAAAAAACATGAATGTTCAGTTGAAGAAAATTCTAGAAGAGAAAAACATGAGTTTTTCTGACTTAAAAGAGCTTCTGGAAGCCAAAGGAATAAAAGTAAATAATAGTCAACTTTCCTTATATTCTAGCGGAAAAAGGAATCCAAAGAATAAAAAAATTTGGTTAGAAATTGCGGAAGTTTTGGATGTAAATTTACAAGAAATTATCACTGACATCAACTCTTATTTAGCAATTATGGGTGAAATATCTGAAAACGATGGTGAAAAAAATTGCAAAACTGAAAACGAAAAGATGAATGATTTACTTTACCAAGAATTGCTCTCGCTTATTGATATTAATAGAGCTTCGGAGATGGAAAAAGTTCAAAGATATTGTAGTTTAGCAGCTACTTTTGAAAAACTTGGTGAGAATATCAGAAGGGAAGGAGCAGTCATTTATGTTCCTTCGGGCGATAGTGTCATGAAAAAAACAAATCCCGCTATTGCTGAACAGGTAAGAGTAAATGCAGCACTTATTAAATTAGATGAATTTTTTGATAAAAAACGGGAACTTAAACCCAAAAATCGAGTAGAAAAAGATTGGAGTAAATTTACGAAGTGATTGATTACGTTCAAAAATATATCGATGGTTATTATGCGGGTATGGTTAAATTCAACGATGAACGAAAATTACTCGTCGATTATATAAAACGTGAGGTAGTGCCTCGTCTCGAATCAGGCGAGGTATTTTTTGACGTTGAACAAATCGAGAACTGTATTGGTTATACTGAAAAATATTTCTTTAAACTGGAAGATTTTCAAAAATTTATTATCAGTTTTGTGTTTTTATATTTTTCGGAAAATCATCGAAATGTTTATCGAAAAATATTGATTATGATTGCTAGGGGGAATGGTAAAAACGGTCTGTTATCTGCTATAGGAAGTTACTTAACCACTCCGATGCATGGGATTTCTAAATATAACATTTCAATTGTAGCTAATAGTGAAGACCAAGCGAAGACAAGTTTTGATGAAGTTTATGACACCATTGAAAGCCATGAAGAATTGGAAGAGCTATTTGGGAAACCTTGTAAGTCTGAAATAAAGAGTTTACAAACAAAATCACTTTTCAAATTCAGAACGTCAAACGGAAATACTAAAGATGGACTCCGTGATGGTGCGGTTATCTTTGATGAAATCCATCAATATGAAAGCAATAAGGATGTAAAAGTACATATTTCAGGACTAGGTAAACGACCTAATCCACGGGAGTTTTATATTGGTACGGATGGTTATGTTCGTGATGGATTTATTGACCAGATGAAAGATATGGCACTTAAAGTTTTGAAAGGTGAAGCCAAATGGAATGCCATGTTCCCTTTTATTTGTAAGCTGGATAAAGCGGAACAAGTGGATGACCCGACACTTTGGGAATTATCGAGTCCGATGTTTTCACTTCCAATGACAGAGTATGCGCAAGGACTTTATGAAACAGTATTGGAGGAATATGAAGATTTAGAGTTAAATCCTAGCGGTCGTGATGAATTTATGACTAAGCGAATGAATTTCCCAGTGACTGATATTGAGCGAAGTGTGGCGACTTATGAGGAATTGAAAGCTACTAAAAGGGACTTTCCAGAATTAAGAAATCTACCTGCGGTTGGCGGCTTTGACTTTGCCTCTACTCGTGATTTTATTGCAGTTGGGGCTTTGTTTAAGATTGATGGAGATTATGTTTTCAAATGTCATTCCTTTGTTCGTAAGGAATTTGTCGACAGAATTTATAGCTACTCAAAACCCAATGAAAACATCAACGGTAAGCGCCGCTTTGCGCCAATTAGACAATGGGAAGATGAAGGATTACTTACTGTTTTAGATGAACCGTCAATGGACCCGCAACATGTTGTGGATTGGTTTGTTCGAATGCGAGATGAGGAAGGCTATGACTTCCAAACCATTTGCGGAGATGCTTATAAGATGAAAGGACTTCTCCAACCCTTATTTGAGAAAGCTGGCTTTGAAGTGTCTTGGAATGGTAAATTTGAAGCCCCTTTAGGTTATCGTGTAGAAGTTATTCGCAACTTTAGAGCGATTGATGCTCAATTATCAGCCGTAATTGAAGATGGTTTTGCCAATCATAAAATTAATTTCGGGGACAACGATATGATGCGCTGGTATACGAATAATGTTTTGAGACATCTAAAAAAAGACGGGAATGTAGAATATATCAAAAAAGAAGATGTCAGACGAAAAACAGATGGATTCAAGGCTTTTGAAGCCGCAATGTTTAAAGCTGAATTATTGAATGAAGTCGATTCTACAGATTTTTATGATAATTTAAATTGGTTTATAGAGGATTAAAATTTTAAAAACGCGACTTTTTCGTTCTACTTTTTGAGTAAACTTAAATAAAAAGACAGAAAGGAGAAGCTTTGGGCTTATTTTCAGAGATTTGGAATTCAGTAAAAAATAAAAATCGAAGTATAGATGTTTCTGGATACTCGGCATTATTTAGTGCTGAGGCGAGTTTAGGAATAAAGAGTGTGGCTTTAGAAGCTTGTGTGACCTACCTTGCACGGCTTATCTCTAAAGGAAAATTTGTATTCAAAGATGGAAATTCTATTATAGCTTCAGATTTTGATTACGCATTGAATGTAAAACCCAACCCGAATCAAACGGCTAGTGAGTTTAAAATAGCTATGGTAAAAAAATTACTGAACGGTGAACTACTAGTGGTAAAAGACGGTGATAGGTTTTATGTTGCCGATAATTTTATCACTCATTACTCGCTTAATGGTAATAGTTTTTCTAACGTTTTTATTAACTTTGATGAAAATAATGTCGTTCTTTCTGACTCTGGTTTAAGTACGCAAAAATATTTTGAGAAAGTATTTACTCAAGGAGTGGATTGTTTTCATTTAACGAATGATAATATCGAACTTCAAAAATATATTGATAGTCTATGGAAAGATTATGGCAAAATGTTTGGAATACTGATAACCAACCAACTTCGAGTGGGACAGTTAAGAGCAAAAATTGATATTCCAGTTAACAGCAAGCTTGACGATGATGAAAGAAAAAAATTACAACGCCGATTTGCGACGACCCTTTTTGAAAAAATGAAACGTGACCCAGTTGTTTTTATTCCAGCTGATGGTCCCTCTAAATCTTCTTATGAAGAAATATCAGCGAATAAGTCAGCTTCACTTCAAAATCAAATTACGGATTTCGGAAATTTGCGGAAAGTATTTATTGGAGAAGTGGCTGGGTTGCTTGGGATTCCCCCTGCTTTGGTTTTAGGGGAGACGGCTAATAATTCTGAGAATCTTGATTTAGCGATTGAAGCTGCCGCAATACCACTTGGTAATAAATTATCAGAAGGCTTTACCAGTCTTTTGATTAGAAAGTCGGGATATAAAGTTGGAAAAACTCTGGAAATGACAGGATTTAAAACCATTAATATTCTGGATCGTGCGGATGCCATTGATAAAGTAGGTTCAAGTGGTGTGATTAAAATTAATGAAGTTCGTGAAGCTGCAGGTTTATCACCGATAGAAGATGGCGATCGAATTATTATGACTAAAAATTATACAAAGGAAGGAGAAAATAGTGAAAACTCTTAAGTTTAATGGTGTGGTCGCAGATAATAGTGACAAAGAAGTTTATGACTGGTTCGGTATGGAATGTATTACGCCTAAAATGGTTTCAGATTTTTTAAATGAGGCTGCTGGCGAAGATGTGACGATTCAAATTAACTCTGGTGGTGGTTCAGTGTTTGCTGGAAGTGAAATTTTTACTGACTTAAGCAAATATCAAGGAAAAGTTATTGCGGAAATCTCAGGAATTTGTGCGAGTGCTGCGACATTTCCGCTTTTAGCCGCAGATAAAACAGGAATTTCTCCCATCGGACAAGTTATGATTCATAATGTTTCTACTATTCAACGTGGAGATTATCGAGATATGACTGATGCTTCTAAATTTTTACTTGGCTCTAGTGGAAATGTGGCTGAGCTTTATGCGAAAAAGATGAAGGTTTCTACTGAGAAAGCTCAAAAAATGATGGATGATGAGACTTGGTTCAATGCAAAAGAAGCCGTTGAGGCAGGAATTGTGGATGAAATTCTTTTTGAAGATAATCATTCCGTAAAAATGGTGGCTAGCCTATCACCTGTTCTTTCTCCTGAAAAGATAAATCAATTCAAAAATTTATTGAAAGGTGAAAAGAAAAGTTCAGGGACAATTGATGTTCATTTTGATGATGAGCAAATGAAACAACTTACAGCGATGATTGATGAAAAAATTGCCGCAGTAAAAGCAGAAATTCAAGTTAACAACTTGGCAGATAAGCCTTTTAAAAATCAAAAATTTAAACCGATGTTTGGAGGAATTAATTAAATGGATTATACAAAATTACCTAATTACACAGCCGCTGTCGAAAAATACACAAATGCAGTAAAAGAAGGTGCAGATGAAACTCAACAAGCGCAAGCCTTTAGTCATATGATGGATGTTTTGGGAACAGAAATCATGGAAAATATGTCAGCTTCTACTTCTGAAAAGATTAATGAATTGTTGGCTTCACGTCCAACGAATGGCTTGTCTGAGAATGAAACAAAATTCTTTAATGCCATCACATCTGGCGTAGGAAATCCAGAAGTTGCTTTGCCATTAGAAATTATGAATCAAGTTTTTCAAGAACTCCAAGAAGCACACCCACTTTTGAATATTATTAAATTCCAAAATGCGGGCTTGAAAATGAAAGCCATTATTTCTGATTCTATTTATTCTGGTGGAACAGCAGTTTGGGGCGATATCTTTGGCGACATTAAAGGTCAACTTAATCAAGCTTTCCATGAGGTAGATTTTTCACAAAATAAATTAACTACATTTGTGGCTATTCCAAAAGATGCTTTGGAAAATGGTTATGATTGGTTGAAATCATTTATCATTATTCAAATGTCAGAAGCCATGGCAGTTGCGCTTGAAACAGCGTTGGTTTGTGGTGATGGTGATAAAAAGCCGATTGGATTGATGAAAGACCTTTCTAAAGGGGCAGTTTCAAATGATAAAACAACTTATCCAGATAAAGCTCAAGAAGGGGATTTAACAGACTTAACCCCAGAAAATGCAGCCAAGAAAATGGCGCCATTGATGCAAAAACTGTCTAAAAATGAAAAAGGGGTGACCGTTAACATCTCTGGACAAGTTAAACTTCTTGTTAATCCAGATGATTACTATGATACTTTGGCTAAATTCATGTATTTAACCCAAAATGGGCAATGGGTTGCGGTTCTTCCATTTGGTGTAGAAATTGTTCAATCTATTGCAGTTCCAGCAGGTCAAGCGGTAATCTTTACGGCTAATCGTTATTGGGCTTATATTGGAGGAACAAAAATGCAAGAATTCGACCAAACGCTTGCGATTGAAGACCTTCAATTGTATACCGTGAAATCTTTCTACTATGGTAAAGCTTATGATAATAACACAGCTTTAGTGGTAAAACTAAATGCAACAGTCGCAAGTAAAGCAGATAAAAAATAAAGAGCGGAGTGGTAAAGATGGATAAAGCCAAAAAATGGGCAGAAGAAAATTTGGAGGCTTTCAAGCAAAGAATGCGGATAAGCACGACAGATTCTAATGAACTTGCCAATTTAATAAAAATGTTGGTGGCATCCTATACTTCGATTCTTCGGTTGGTGGGAGTTGAGGACGCCAACGATCCTGAAGTTGAAGAGCTAATTTTTGAACGCTCTCGTTATACTTACAATGATGCCTTAGATGAGTTTAGAGAAAACTATAAACAAAACATTCGTGATGTTTTTCTAGTTCATCAATCTGAAGAAAGTGAGGAAAGCGATGATAAAGTCACAGAAAGCCCTCCAATCTTCTAATCGAACAAATAATGGAACAATGCGAACGTTGGTTACTTTTAAGCGAGTGGAACTTGATACAAGCTTTGATGGTAGAGGTGGAGAACTGGTCGAACAGTTCAAAACTTATGCGGATGTTTATAGTCCGAGTAACAAAGATTTAAATATTTTGGGGAATCAAAATGTAAAGAATGGGGCAACGATTAAAATTCGTGACCCTTTGACGACTTATCAACCTAAAAATGATGATAAAGTCATCATTGATGACCCAAGATATGCAGGTCAAATCTGGGGAATCATTGATATTCAACCCGATTTTCATGATCGAATGTTCTTAAAAATTATTCTAGGAGGGACAAATCTTAATGAATGAGGAGAAAGTATGCCAGCAGATTTAGTTTCGACGGGCTTAGATGATGTTTTAAATACTTTAAGTGATCGTTTTTCTAAAGCCAGAATGGATCGAATCGTTAGTGCAGCCTTATCGAAAGAAGCTGATGAAGAAGTAGAAGAAATCAAAAAACGTCTTAAAGCCGCTTATAGTGATACAGGAATCTCAGCGGAAGGAGTTACTCACGGAAAAATTTCCCGAACTTCTGGCTATCCAGTCATTAAAATTGGTAATAATGGTGAACATTGGCCATTGATTCACTTAAATGAATATGGTTATACGCAGTATGGTAAGTATCGTCCAGGTGCAGGGCATGGTGTTTTGACTAAATTTGTGGATGAGAAAAGTCAATATTATGCCGATAAAATACGTGAGAGTCTACAAGGAGCAATTGTAGAATGAAAGATATGCTTCATGAATTGATGCAAAGTTTATGTGAAGCTTCCGAAATAAAAGCAATAAAAGAAAATGGCGGTTTAAAAAGTTATCAAAGATGGGATGAACTTCCAAAGGAAGCTTCGAGTATCACCATTTCGCCTTTGGGACCGCCAGAATCTGAGGGCTTTGGTAGTAATCGGTCGTTGATGAAACACTTTGTTTTTCAAATCAGCGTTGAATCAATAAATCGAATGGAAAGCAAAGCCCTTCAAAGAAAAATTGAACTCATTTTGCAGAGGCAAGGATTTTATCAAATGTCAGGCGGCTTAGATGAGTATTTTGTAGAAACAAATAGATACGTGGATTCCCGCTATTACGAAGGAAATAGTCGAATCTATGAAGATTATTGATAAAAGAAAGGATAATGTATGGGTACAGCAGCAGTAGGTTTTGAAAAATTAACAATTCGTGTGTTGGATGATAAAGCACCAACACTTGGAACAAATTTGTTTGTGATTGAAGGTAAAAAAGATGAAGGGGCAACTTCAAGCGCTAAAATTTCTGGCTTGGCTGTTGATCCAGTAAAAACATGGGGGTCAAATAAGGTTTATCATATTTCTGGTAAAGGCGTAGGTGATGGAAAAGTTGAACTTGATATTATTGATATTCCTGATAATGTTTTAGCAGTCATTTTAGGTTATGACATTGATGAAAATAAAGTCATCACAGCAGGAAGTGAAACACAAGCGCCAGATTGTTCTATTCTGATAGAAGATAGTGATGTTCGTGGTAATAAATATATGCTTGGATTCATGACAGGAGTTTTCTCTTTTGATGGGGTAGAACTTTCAACAGCACAAGGGAAAGCTGAAGAAATTAAAGCAGATACAGTAAGTTATTCTGTAGGTTCGGCTGATAATGGTGACTTTTTCAAAAAATATGTTGGAACAGATACTAAAGCGCAAGAGGCGGTGCGTACAGCTTTAAATATGGCTGTAACTGCTCCAAATTCTGGGGCAAATAAATCTAGTAAATAGGAGTTAAGACATGGCAAAATTAGAAATTACTCTGCATGAAAAAGGTGGAGATGTTACTTATAAGCAGAATCATATTTCAGGTCAAAAGTATTTGGATTATTGGAATATGCAGGAAAAGCTTGAAGATGAAAAGTTATCTGCGATGCAAATCATTACTTTAAGACTAGAATATATGGCAAGCCTTTTTCCAGATAGTCATTTGACAGCTGAACAGGTGCTTAAAGGGTTGGATCCTTGGGAAATTGAAAAAACTTTTTCTCGCTTAACAGGAATTGTTCTTGGAAGAGAGGAAAGTACTGAAAAAAAAGAACAATAACTGCCAAGGAAGCAAAGGTTAGTTTCTTAAGCTTCGTTCGACAGTTAGTGGTTAATACTGGGTTTAGTGTTTCAGATATTTTAGCAAATGATTTTGAAACTACTCTTGAGATTGTGACTTCGTCTTCTGAGGAAAATTCTGAAGTTTCTTCCGAGAAAGAAGAAGTGATGACATTAGGAGAATTTATGAACCAAATTTAAAAAACGCGACTTTTTGGTTGCGTTTTTTGTTTATTCTAGAATTAACAAAAAATTCAAGGGAGGGAAGTAATGACGGGAGCACCTTTAGGTCGATTAATTATTGAAATGGGCTTAGATGATACTAACTTTGCCAAAGGAGTTACTGGAGCCAGAAAACAATTAATAGCTTTAAAAAATGATTTACGCACTTCTCGAGAGGTAGTGGCAAATTTTGGACATGGCATTGATGGTGTCGCTAAACCTACTGAAGTGCTGACTAAAATGATTCAAACGCAAGAACGAGAACTTCGAAAATTAAATACGTTGTATGATAAATCATTTAATAATGGTAAGGCTTCTCAAAATACGCAAAAGTATGCGGCTCAAATTTCGAAAGCAAATGCGCAATTGGTTAACTATCAAGGACAATTGAAGCAGGCCGTAACTGAGCAGTATAAGCAAAGTTCAGTACTTCCTAAACTTTCCGAAGGTTTTGAAAAAGTAAGTAGTGGAATGGATGCTTTAGCCAATAAAACAGCACCGATGACAATTGGAATCACGGCAGCTTTTGCCAAAGGAGTGCAAGCTGCGACAAACTTTAATGACCAAATGACTGAAATTCGTGCTTTGCTTTCTGATGGGACACCTGCTGCTGCCCTTTCAAAACAAATGGATACTCTAGCGAGTAAGTCTAAAGGTTGGGCCAAACAATATGGGATAGATACCTCTTCTATCAATGAAGGAATGGAAGAGATGATTAAGCGGGGTTATGACTTTAATCAAACAGTTGGTGCAATGCCTTCAGTACTTGATGCAGCTCGAGCTTCTGGAGATGATTTTGGAACGGTAATGTCATCATCAACGGCTATTTTAGAGCAATTTGGACTTAAGACAAATGACACTGCTTCTATGATGAAAAATACCCAACGTGTTACAGATAGTTTGACTTTTGTCGCTAATAAAACCTCTGCAGGATTTTCAGATATGGGAACGGCGATGGAATATGTCGGTCCAGTTGCGCATTCTTTAAATATGAGTTTAGAAGAAACATCAGCCGCGATTGGTTTGCTTTCTAATAATGGTATCGAAGGTGATAAAGCTGGGACTTCTCTACGTGGGGCTTTGACTCGATTGCTCAAACCAACAAAAGAATCTGCGGCTGCATTTAATCAACTTGGAATTAATCTTGATGAGTGGAAAAAGGGAAACATTGGATTTCCTGATATGCTTGACACCATCAAAAAACATACTGAAGGGATGACAGATGCAGAGAAGAGTTCATTAATTGCAAAAGCCTTTGGAACACAAGCTCAAACAGGAATGAATATTTTGATTGAGCAAGGTGGGGATGCTTTGCGTAATTTGACAAAAGAAACTCAAAATGCGACAGGCTATACTAAAAAACTTGCGGATCAAATGAATAACTCTGATAAAAATGCCTTTAATAAAGCGAAAGCAAGTTTGGAAGTGTTGAGCATTGACCTTGGTCAAAAATTATTGCCATCAATCGTTCCAATTGTAAAAGAAGTAGATAACTTAGCTGGAGCATTTGCGAAACTTGATCCTAAAACGCAACAATTTATTATCAAAATGGCGCTAGGCGCTGCAGCAATTGCACCAACCTCAAAAGCCTTGAGTGGTTTTACCAAAATTATTTCGGGTGTAAGTAAAGGTTTGGGAGCACTTGGTGAAAAAGGAGCGGCTAAGTTTGCGCTTAGAGGAATCACCACTGAAGCTACTGGCGCAACAGCTGCGATTGGTGGTGCTGGAGGATTAAGTAGCAGTTTGACTGGAATATCTCCAATTTTAGCTGGAATCGGTCCGGCGGCAGTAGGAGCTTTAGGAGTTGCAGGTTTGGCAGGGGCAATTGTTATTGCTCAAAAAGCGACGGAAAAAGCCAGAGGTGAATTGCAACAAATCCATGATTGGGGAACTGTAGTAGGAACTTCAAATAATGAACAACTGACTAATTTTCAAGAGAAACTAGAAAACTTTAATGCAGCTTTTTCAACTTTTGAGAGTTCAGGAACAAATGCAGCCAAAAATGTCACACAAGCTTTTAAAGATTTGGCTGGAGTTACAACAACTGATATTGAAAATGCGACTGATACATTGATTAAAAAGGCAAAAGCTTTGGGGATTTCTGACAAAGAAATCAACGATTGGAAAGCAAAAATGGATCAACAAAAAGCAAATGTTCAGACAATGTCTGACCAAGTGATTCAAATTTATACAAATGCGGCTAATCAACATCGAGAGTTGAGCGCAGAAGAGAGAGAAATTGTTAAAAACAATGAACAAGAAATGATAAGCGCTGAAATTAATGCCCTTTCAGTGAGTGGAGAAAAAAAGAAAGCTATTCAAATTGCTCTTAATGAAAATCTTAATACTGTATCGAAGGCACAGTTAAAAAAATATCAATCGGATTTAGAAGAAGCTGTTCGTTCGGAAAACGAAAGTTATCGAAAAACTAAGGAAGATTTAAAGCAACTCTTTAATCAAGGGATGATTGAGGAAGCTGAATACAATGCGAAACTTGCTTTGTTGAATGACCAACATCGAGGGGTTCTAGAAACGTTAGGTAATGGCTTAGCTAAAGTCATGCAACAAAGTCTTAATTTTTATCAAACAGATGGTGCAGCTGCGGAAGCTTGGCATGAAAAAACAGCTCAGTATTTCAAAGAGAATGGCATGAACTATGATGAAATCACTCAAAAAATGCAAGAGCAAGTAAAAGCTTCAAAAGATTCTAGTGGATTGATTTCAGAGTATACAGCTAACATGACAGCGGATGGTAAGAAAGCTGCGGATGAGTGGAATGCGATTATCTACGATCCTAAAAAGGGCGAGGTTTCAACTAACGCGACAGAAGTAGTCGCCAAAGCTTTAAGTGCCGAAGGCGGTTGGCAAAACATCCAATGGATTGAAAAGCACGCCAATTTAAGTACTAACGCTATGATTACAATTGCGGAAGCTGCGCAAGCCAACGGAATGTGGAATGCTTTAACCCCTGAGCAAAAGAACCTTATTGTTAACAATAAGGAAGGCTTAGCGGTTATTGTAAATAGTAAAGAAAATTTAGCAATTTGGAACTCACTTCCTGTCAACATTAAAAATATGTTAGGGAATAATTCGGATTTTGTTACTAAAAAAGAGGCGGCAGCTAAGATTTTAGAAGCTTGGAATCAATTGACTCCCAAAGAAAAAGAACTGAAAGCTAAAAATTTAACCGTTCAGCCCAAAGAAGAGGCTCAACGCGTAATTGATAGCCTTCATGATAAACGTGTTACTTTGGGGGCACTTAATGGTACGATTGTCCCAACCTTTCAAGCTCAAAAAACGGTAGATTCTCTGAAAGGGAAAGATGTTCCGTTGATAGCTACGGACAATACAGGGACAGGTAAAAATTCTGCTCAAAGAACAATGAATGGTTTGCAAGATGTATATAGAGGATTATTTGCGAATAATAATGTTGGCCCTACAGTTAGTGCTGCAAATAATGCAATTCAAAAAGGTTTTAATGGGAAGACGGCTGAATTAGATGCGGATGATTCAAGTGCTCGAACGACGTTGAATGGTTTTTTGAATCTTCCTGCCATAAAAACTATTAATATACAACCTCATATTTTAGGTCCCGTACAAAATGCACAAGGTACACCTTATCATCCTGGAGGACTTGCGATGGTCAATGACCAAAAAGGACCAACCTATAAGGAATTGATTACTTTGCCGAATGGTAATAGCTTTATTCCTGAGGGGCGCAATGTCACTTTGCCTTTGCCACGAGGAACAAAAATATTGAAAGCTAGTAAAACTGCTCAACTTATCCCTAAATATGAGAATGGGACGGCTGGAATTCCAGCAGATGCCAAAATATTTAGCGATATGAGAGCGATTCAACATCAGTGGGTAATTAATACCTCCGCAGTTGATAATACAAGTTTATTAAAAGAAATTCTAAAAATATTGTCTGCAATGAATGATAATGATGACTTACTTTATGCATTGAAGAACTTAGCGAAACGTCCTGCCGTGAGTGTTTTTGATACAGAAGCGGCCGCAAAAGCTTTGGAGGCTAAGATAACAGCCCAACAAACCCAAAGGAATTTAATAGAAAGTATGTTAGGAGGTAAACGTCCTTGAGTAAAATATCAATTCTATATGACGGTGTTGACTTGGCTCGGTACTTAGATGGAGTGACAGAAATTAATCGTTCTATTGGTTCAGGTTGGAGTAATACAACTCAAGAATTGATTAATGGCGCAGACTTTTTATATAACTCACGCAATTCTAAAACGATTAGTTTTAAATTTTTTATTCGTGGAACGGTTAATAAAATTGCTCAAGTGCGAGAACGGTTAGCGGAATTGATCAATAAGTCAGAACCATCACCCTTGATATTTGGAGATGAACCGAACAAAGTTTGGTATGCCATTCCAGAAGGGGAACAAGATTTAACAGGAGAACCAGAAAATCCAACGGGTGTATTAACTTTTTTAGTTCCGTCAGGTTATGCAGTATCAACTTACAGCCAAAGACTGAATGTCGATAATTCAGGTGGGGAAAATGGAACAATTACAGTCAATGATGACCAGTCGATTGACATTTTAATTAATAATCAAGGCACTTTGCCCGCTTTTCCTACGTTTAAATTTACGCATCAATCCGATAATGCTTCGATTACCATCGGTGGAGAAAATGGTGTTTTATCTCTTGGAAGTCAAGAACAAACCTTGATTGATACCAAAACAACGGAAACAAAAAAAGTGGAATCGCAATGGTTACTTAATCCATCAAAAATTAGTCAGAAAGATAATTTTAACGGCCATTTTATGACCGCCAATGATGTTCCAAATCCACAAAATGGGCAACTCTTAACAGCAGGAAATTTGGTTTGGAAAAAGGATGGATTAAGGTTTCAAGATGGCGGACCAGCTCCTTCTAAAGATACTGTCTATCTGGCAATGGGTGCTATGCAACAATGGACGCTTCCAGCAGATAAAGTTGGAGATGTGGGTTCTGCCAATTTTACATCAACTTTTAATATTTGGGCTCAAGCGACTAAAATGGGCCAAACTGGAATCCTACAAGTTTTGTTTGTGGACGGAAATAGAAAATTAATGTGTGGAATGGGGATATATAAAGACGATAAAGTAGGAAATACTTTTCAAACGCAACTTTATATCGGTGGGAACCACCCTCGAACTTTTAGAACTTTTGGTCCAAAAAAGCAAGAATTAAATAATGGAGGACATGGGGACGGAAGGGTTCCTAATCCAAATCTTTATTTTAATTCTGCAACGGGGTATTTTACGATTCAAAAGAAAGGCCCAGTTTTTAATTTTACTTTTGGAAACCGAGGCGGAAATTATCCAATTACGATTCCAGAACTCGCTTATACGAAGTGTATGAAAGTTTATATTTATGAGGGGCAACTTAAAAATCGAAATTTAGGCAATCATTTCATTACGAATTTATCTGTCAGAAGCTTTAACTTTCAAAAAAATGATGTGAATAAAACCATTGATAGTACTACGGATGTGACGAAGTATATTCCTGCCGATTTGCATCATTTTGGTAAAGGAGAAAAAGTAGTGACAAACATGAAGGCAGGAAAAATCTATAGGGGAGATGGAACAACGCCAGCTAATGACGAAAAACTAAATGGCTCAACATTTTTTTCAGTCCCAGTTGGAAAAAGTACAATTCGCTGTATTTTTGGAGAAGGTGCACTCCCTCCAGTTATTGAATTGACATGGGAAGAGAGGTTTATATAAATGGAATTAAATATTCATGATAAAACTTTGAAGTGTGTAGGAGTAGTTAATAATGAACTTCCTAACGCCTTACATTATTTTAATGATAATTGGCATCGATATTTAGCAGAAGGAAGTTCAACCTTTGAGTTTACAGTATTAAAAAATAATCCTGATTATGCTTTAATCCAATCTTCAAGTTATATTAGTTTTTATTATCAACATGAAGATTATCTCTTTAATGTTATTGGGATAAAAGAAGACGACAAAAATAATGTTGTGGTAAGTTGTATTGATTTGAATCTCGGTTTAGTCTATGAAACACTAAATGCTTTTAAAAATACAAAGCGTCACAGTATTGTCTGGTATTTGAAAAATGCCGCCAAGATTACAGATAATGTTTTAGAAATTGGGAATAATCCATTCTCAGAAGTAGATGAAGATAAAAGCAATCCAATTTTGACTTTTGATAATACTGAAACTAAATTAGAACGTATTCGCTCTATCTGTAAAAGTTTTAATGCGGAATTTCAATTTAGAACACATTTGAAAAATGATGGAACACTTCAGAGTATTACACTTGACCTTTATCAAAAGGATGGTATCGGGCAACTTCGTAAAGATATTACTTTATACTATGGCAAAAATGTAACGGGTATTACTCGAACGATGGATAAAACAGGCATTTTTAATGCCACAACGGTGACCGATTCTAAAAATAAGTATAACTGGTTGTCAGTAGAAGGAAAATATTATAACGAAGAGGGACAACTTGAATTCTATAAGAATGCAGGAGAAAATACGGCTTATGCTTTGATTTCAAAGGATACTTTTCCTGCTCAGTTGAAATCGAATAAAGCAGATCAATGGATTAGAAAAGATTTAAGTATTGAAGCTACTTCCGCGAACAATTTGTGGGATTATGCGGTCAGTCAATTTAAATTGTATGCTTATCCACGAATGACTTATGAAGTTTCTGCTTTAAGTTCAGTGGTTACAGAAGAATTGGGTAATGGGCGACCACTAGAGATTGGAGATACTGTAACGATTCAAGATGAGAATTTCGATAAATCTGATGGCGGCTTAATCCTTTCCGCACGAGTCACAGAACAAGAAATCAGCTTTACTAATCCGTTGAATAATAAAATCACTTTCTCAAATTTTGTGAAATTAAAAAGTGAAATATCAGCTGATTTAATGAGTAAAGTTGAAGAAATTGCTAAAGAAAATGCGCCTTATTGTGCCGAGATTGAAACGACTCATGGGGTTCAATTTAAAAATGGAAAAGGTTCGACGACTTTAAGTGCGCATGTCTATCAAGGTTCAGTTTCAACTGAAACCATCGCGGATACTTATGAATGGACAAAAGATGGAGAGAGTGTCGCTAATGCGCAAGAAATTACAGTTGAAGCGAGTGGCTTTTCAGATAAAGTAGTTTACGCTTATCAAGCCATACTTAATGGCAAAGTGATAGGGAGTGCCTCAGTAACGCTTACGAATGTTAAAGATGGAACCGATGGAAAAGCAGGTAAAGATGGTCGTTCAGTAGTTAGTATTGAGCAAAAATATCAAGTTACTCTCACAGATACTAAACCTACTGAGCCATGGGAAGATAAGCGCTGGCAAATTGTCGAACCAAAAATGACGGCGACTTATAAATACCTCTGGTCAATGACTCGCTTAACCTTTAATCAAGCGCCTTTTACCCAAGACACAGTAGAGAAAAAAGCCGTTTATGGCGACTCAGGAAAAACGGGTGCCGATGGAAAGCCAGGCAAAATTGTTTCTGACACAGAGCCAACCACAAAATTTAAAGGACTCACTTGGAAATACTCTGGATTGACTGCCATTGATGCCTCCGATGGAACAAATATTCAACCTAACACGGAGTATTACTGGAATGGCAAAAATTGGGAACTTAATATTATTACTGCACATAATATCCAAGCAGAATCTTTGGAAAGTCTCACAGGAAAAATGGGAGATTTAGAAACTGGCAGTGTTACAAATAAGATTGATTTCGCCACAACAACGGGTAAACCGATTCATTATCAAGGAACATCTGTTCTTAATGATAAAGGGTACAAAATAGACGCCAATATGTCAGACCTAGAGACAGGAATTTCTCGAGGTGAAAAATTGATTTCACTAGATGTGGAAGGTGGATTATTTATTAGTGATGGAAGCAATTCGATTGCCTTAACAAGTGGCTATATGGTTAAACCCACGCTGCTTATTAATGGAAATGACATCTTAGATATGATTTGGCCGATTGGTTCTGTTTATACTTCTTATGAGAATAAGAATCCAGCTGATTTATTTGGCATAGGGGTTTGGACGAGAATAAAAGGGCGCTTCATTGTTGGTGTAGATGAAGCTGACACTTCTATTTCAAGTGCAGGTAAAACAGGCGGTGAGAAAAATCATACGTTAACCACTGATGAAATGCCTAAACACGGCGTTCAAGAAAGTGTTGGGATTAAAAATGCGAGTTCAGAAGCTAAGGGTTATGGGTTAACCCAAGCTGCAGCATTTAAAGATCGTGTCATTATTAATAATAGTGGAAAACCGACTTACACGGGTTCTGCAGGTGGAGGGAAGGCGCACAATAATATGCCTCCCTATATGGCTTTATATATGTGGCGAAGAACAGGATAGAAAGGAGGTTTGAAGTGAACGAACAAGAACTCAATGAATTGATGCGGCAGTTAGATGTTCGTTATGTCTTGAAGGAAGAACTGAGCACAGAAGTGCTTCACGTTGTCGGACAAAAATATGCGACACGAGAAGAGTTCTCGAAAGCACTAGGTCGAATTGATGCTTTGATCGAAGACCAACAAAAAAACACTCAGTTGCTTAGTCAAATCTATGACTTTTTACAAGAACATCGTGAAAATGACTCTGAAGCGAAAATCAAACTCAAAGTGCTGGAAGAGCGACTGAATGCCATGGATAAGTCAGCTTTTCAACTTTTCTTGGAGCGACGAACTCCAGCAGCGCTTTTGGCAAAAACTGCTTTATTGGCACTAATGGCTTTTTTAGCATTAGATTTTACTTCTCAATTGCTTGGCGAAAAAGCCAATGCTTTTATGGAACATAACGGTTGTTATGTCGCCATTGTCACATTAATTGGTAGTCTATTGACTACTCTAACAACGAAAGGAAAAAATTGAAAATGAAATTTAGTAATAAAACTTATGATGCTATAAAATGGATTGTTGTAACAGTATTACCTGCGACTAGTGTTTTTATCGCAGCCCTCGGTCATATTTATGGTTGGGGAAATACAGATGCAATTGTAGCAACCTTGAATGCAGTAGCAGTATTCTTAGGTTCTACCATGCATATTAGTTCCGCAAGTTATAATAAAAAAGAAGAGGACGAAGGATGACATTTAATTTAGAAAATGGAATCTCAGCCTTAAAAGCTCAAATCGGCCATGCCACTTATTCTATGAATTATAGCCGAAATTTTTCAGATGGAACGTGTGATTGTTCTGGGGCGGTTTATTATGCTTTGAGACTGGCAGGGCTTCCTTCGCTTGGCTATATTCCTAGCACAGAAACTTTGCATAGCTGGCTGTTAAGTAATGGCTTTGAATTAATTGCAGAAAACCAAGAATGGCAGATGCAAGAATATGATGTCATTATTTGGGGCAAAAAAGGCGCTTCGGCAGGAAGTTTTGGTCATACAGGAATCGCACTTGATGCACAAAATTGGATTGAGTGTACTGGTTGGTCAGGGGGAGGTAATGGTCCTGATGGTGGTGTCATTATCTCTAATCATGACCAACGCTGGACAATGTGTGGTTGCCCTTATTTCTATGTTTATCGACTTAAAAATCATTTAGTCCAACAAAATAAAATTAATTATCCAATGTCAAAGGAGGAATCAGAGATGCTTTATTCATTTGCGGTAAAAGGTGGGACAGGAACAATGTTGTTTGACGGACAAAATACGCTTGCTTTTACAGGTAAGAATGCCAAGGCTGCATATGACCACTATGTAGGAACTTACAAAGAAATTATGGGGAAAGAACTTCCACATCAAATTAAAACAGAAGCCCAGTTCAAACTCTGGTCTGAATTGTATCCTGTTAAATATCTTCCGTTTAATTAAAATTAGAATAACTTTTGACGAAAAAAATAAAATTTTTTATAATAGAAAGTGGGGGTCGCTCAACCCCCTATCCATAATTCACCGCTCCCGCTTTTGCGGGAGCTTTTTTAATATAAAAAAACAGCGAACTTTAAAGAGGTGCAAAAAGTCCGCTGTTTACTCTGAAATTCTAACCAAAAGTTAGAGACAAATATGTTAGAAGAAAAGCTTTGCAAAGTAGCTCTTCACATCGCACATTGATATTATAAAATATCGTGCTATTTTTTGTCAAAAGATATCATAAAAATAATAGAACCCTATCTATAGAGTTCTATTAAGTAAATTTTATTTTCACGACTTTTTAAAAAGAAAGACAAGAAGCTTTGCGCAATTCATAACTTACAGGATATTAAGAAGTTTTTTCGGTTGCTGTCCACTGGATTGTATTAGTTAAATTATTCCTCCAAATTATCGTATAAGGACAACGTGCTTTTAGACCCAAAATTCTTGAAGGAGATTTTGAATTATTACTCATACTAACAATCTCAATGTTTTTTAAAGCTGAAATCGAAGTGGTTGCTTGTTCAGGCCAAGCCGTTAGTTCGGTTGCCCCCTGATCTAACGTTTTAATATAGACAGAACATTTTTCTAAAGGCTCAGAAGATGTAACTCCATCTTTAAAAATCATAAACACGTCTTTATTGTCTGGAGATAAATGTGCTGGCTCACCATCAATACTAAAAGTTCTATCCTTAGTTTTATCTTGGAAGGTTGAACCATCCTCACTAACAATTTCTAGTTTACCAGTTCCCCATCTGGAATCACCCGAATCTGCCACTTTATCTAATCGAATAGTGCTTGGCACAGACAATCCCCATTCCGCAGGTTTTGGCGCACTTTCATAAGTAACGACAGTCTCACCATTCTTAGCAACATCGGCAGACGCCGCCATTGGTGCTAAACTTCCAAATGCTGAAATACCAGCAAGGGTTGTGGCACAGAGTGCCATGAATTTTTTTCTTTTGAACATAATCTTTAACTCCTTTCTATGTTCTTCTCTTATTTTATGAGATATTTTACCTCCAAAAAGAAATTTTCACAAAAAAAAAAAAAAAAAAAAATCTATTTCTCTTTCGAAAGCGGACTTTTGATTGATTAATTATTTAATGATGCTATAAGTTTAAAGAAAAAAATACTACAGGAGAATTCCTGTAGCTACTTGAAATTAACAACAAATATAAAAGAAATTAACAACAAATATAAAAAATCCCCAAAAAAACAAATTAAATGATATCTAAAAAATATGATATTATTTGACGAAACTTGAAATGGCAGTTTATAATAGTAGTTGGAGAATTTAGCCTCTCCATTTTTTACATTTCCCGCTTCGGCGGGTTTTTTGATATCATTTGAATTTGAAAAAAGTACATGCTAAAATAAAAATGTACCGAGCATAAGTTTGGTGCAGAAGTGCACTTTTTACTTCTTCACTAATTGAAGATTGACTGACAATTTACTCCATAAAAATCTCATGCTTTGCGTGGGATTTTTTATATCTATAAAAATAATTGATATTTAATATTAATTGTTTGTCATTAGTACTACACTAGTTTAGTGCCATTTGGAATTTCGAAAGAGAAATAGATTTTTTTTTTTTTTTTTTTTTGTGAAAATTTCTTTTTGGAGGTAAAATATCTCATAAAATAAGAGAAGAACATAGAAAGGAGTTAAAGATTATGTTCAAAAGAAAAAAATTCATGGCACTCTGTGCCACAACCCTTGCTGGTATTTCAGCATTTGGAAGTTTAGCACCAATGGCGGCGTCTGCCGATGTTGCTAAGAATGGTGAGACTGTCGTTACTTATGAAAGTGCGCCAAAACCTGCGGAATGGGGGCTGTCTGTGCCGGCTACTATTAAGTTGGATAAAACCACTGATGGGGGTAACACTGCATGGAGCAGTGGAAAGTTTGAGATTGTTAAAGATGATGGTTCAACGTTTAGCGATACATCTAAAGATAGAACTTTTACCATAAGTGGAACACCAAAAGAAAATGTAGGTTCCGCTAATCGATTCTATCTTTTTGAAGATGGTATTAATACTCAAGGAAAAGGTAAAATAGAAGTAATGATGAAGGCACAAGATCAAGGAGCATCTGAACCTACAAATTGGGCAACGGCAGCTTCTGGTTCTGGTATGGCCTTAAGTCAGGCAACTTTTGACATCAATAGTAAGTCGGATGGTTCTGTTGCTCCTTCAAGATATTGGGTAGCTGGAATCCATGGGGAACCTTTGCAAAAACTAAACTACTCAAATACTATGTCGTGGACAGCTACTGAAAAATAAAACTAAAAACTGCAAAAATGCAAGCTTTTGTCCTTTCTTTTTAAGTATTAAGAAAATAAGATCAGCCTAACAGAACTCTGAATTCAGGGTTCTGTTATTTTTACCGACTCTTTAGGACATTTTTATTTGCCTAAAAAGCATATCGTTTTACATAGGAGTTGTTCTTGGATATAATAAAAGTGTAGATTGTTAGTATAAACGCCCCAACCGTCATTGGGGCGTTTTTCTTTTGCAAAAATAGAAGTTGTTAACAAAGGTTATCGCTTACAACTAAATAAATAGCTATACTATCTATCTATATTTAACCTTTCTAAACGAGTAAGTTTTAATATAGTAGCCAAAACGCCTCAGCCATGATGGCGTTTTTTATTATTCGTTTAAGAAAAGAAGAATATAATAATTACATTCCAAAAATAAACTTTTTTCATAAAGTTTACTCCTATAAGCGCCCTTCTCCTCGTTGGGACGCTTTTTTTGTTAATCACTTGTCAATAAATTTTTAAAATGCTATACTAAGCTTGTTTACTTTTAGAATTAGTAATTCTCTTTACGCTCGCCATCTGGTGGGCGTTTTGTTATAATAATTTTAGGTGAGTTGGCACTCGTCTCCTTCTTATTAGATTTAAGCTACTCTTCGGAGTGGCTTTTTGTTTGCTATTGTATTTAAATTATAAAGTGTTATGATTAGCTTAGGAGCTTAGTAGACTCCTTACTATATATATCAGAGCTGCCCTCTTGCGTTTGGGGCGGCCTTTTCTTTGCTATTGTAATTAAAAAATAATGTGTTATACTTGCCATGGGGTTCGTTGCCCCTTAGGTATAGTCGCTCTTGTCATATTGGGCGACTTTTTTATACCAGTTTGACTTTACCAAAGTATAGTGATACACTTGCGCTAGGGAGTCAATCACTCCCAGCTTATTTCAGTCACCCTCCCACATTTGGGGTGGCTTTTTATTTACTATTGTAATACCTGATTAAAGTGATATACTTAACGTAAGGTTGGTACTTCGAAAGCACCGCCTGTCATCTTTAGCCGCTCAATTGTGAGTGGCTTTTTATTTTTCAATTAGTAGTTAGTTTGACTTTAACTATGCTTAGTGTTATACTTGCTGGACGGAAAGATTAGTTGCTTTCCTTACAGTTCATAAAAACCATGCCTTGATGATATGGTTTTTATTAATAAATAGGCAGTTTGACATTGAGTATAATTAGTGTTATTATGAGAAAGTAGATTTTGTCATGAGTAAAATGTTTTATAGATTCACTTTTCGCAAAATGAGATTTACAATTTTGTCGAAAGGAAATAAATATTATGGCAAATGGAACAGTAAAATGGTTTAACGCTACTAAAGGATTTGGCTTTATTAGCTCTGAAGATGGACAAGATTTGTTCGCTCACTTCTCAGCAATCCAATCTGATGGATTCAAATCACTTGACGAAGGTCAAAAAGTTGAATTTGATGTTGAAGAAGGTCAACGTGGACTTCAAGCAGTCAATATCACAAAAGCATAA